CAAGAGTATTCAGTTGATAAAGATTATACTTTCACGCACGATTACGATCCTTATCGCTCTGAAGAATACATGAAGCCACAATTTACTTTTATGATTGAGCCAAGCGAGGTTATATATATTTATGACCTTGAAATTACAGGAGAAGAGGATAATTATAAAAACGCGGTGCTAAGCTTTACGGCTGATGGCCTTAACTCTGTAGTACAAAATGGCTCGGTTATATCCAGTATCAATCAGAGCCCAGAGCAGGTAAGTATTAAAGCCAGTAAGATTGACCTTACAGGCAATTTATCGCTTAAAGGCCAGTTTCAAGCGTTTGATGCCAACGATACAAGCAATTACATTGATATGACGGATGGCGCTATATCTGTTTATAACCAAAATATCAATGTATTTACGGTATCATGCACTGAACTTTTGCAATCTGCAGGAGCAGGAGTGTTCTTTGGCGATGCAGAGGATCCTAGTACATTATCACGATATACTGTAATGACAGGGCAACAGGTTAGAACACCTTACCTGTATATAAGAGCCAATGGAGATCATGACAGCGGCGGCCAACCACCTAGCGGTGTATATCTTAACTGCGAGGGTTATGCAGAATTTCATGCAGAGGTATCTGCTAAGAAAATCACTACCCCAGTGCAGATGCAGGCAGGTGATTATAATTCAATTTATAACAATACTTACTTTTACGGAAATGTATATAACAGCAACGGCGGCCTTGTATTTACATCTGACAGGCGCAAAAAGAAGAGCATTAAAGACTTAGCAATTAGCAAAGCTAAGTCTTTTTTGATGGCTTTAACGCCCAGAATCTTTAAATACAAAGAGGGTACAAGCGGCCGCTATCACCATGGCTTTATTGCGCAGGAAGTTAAAAAAGCTATGGGTACAGATGATTGGGGTATCTATGTAAGCGATAAGGAAACTGACTTTATAGGCCTTAGATACGATGAGATAATCGCAGACCTTGTAAGGGTTGTACAGGATCAAGAAAAGCGGCTTGATGCGCTAGAAAGGAAAATGAATGACCACACAGGAATTTAACCTTGATTTAATACCTAATGGCATAGCGCCGATAGTGCACGTAAGCCAGTATGACGAGGGGCAAACGTGGGTATTTAACATCGTAAAAGAGAATCAGCTTTACGAGATACCTGCAGGCAGTTCTATCACTGTACAGGGTACCAAGCAAGATGATACTGGCTTTCAGTATCCATGCACCTATAGCGGTTCGCGGGTTAGCGTTGTTGAAACACAGCAAATGACAATCTTTGCAGGTGATGTAAAGGCAGAGCTTGTTATTGTAAATGGCAATAACCGCATAGCAACTCTTAACTTTATCATCCGCATAGAGCGTGCACCGCTTAATGAGCATACAACCATAAGCGAAACAGATTTGCCGCTTATTGAAGAGGCGGCTGAGCTTGCACAGCACGTAGGCGAGGTTAAGGGATACATGGAAATGGCAGAGGCCTACGCCGCAGGCACTATAAACGGCGAGGCGGTACCAAGTACCAACCCTGCATACGAGAACAACGCAAAATACTACGCAGAGCATTTTGTTGGTTATGTAACAGATAGCCAGTATACGGCTATTAGTAATCTATTAAGTTAAAACGAAAGGGGATAAAGAGCATGATTACACTGGATAAGAGCGATGTTAACGAGCCTTTGAGTTTCAAGGGGTTATCTACGGATACAAAGCCTACTGTAAACTACGGTAGTCTTAAGATCTTAAACGGTTCGACCTTTTTTGAAATGGATACACAGGAAGTTTACTTCTATGATGGCGCAAAAGATTCTTGGCTTGAACAGCCATAAGAAAGGGGCAAGCTATGACAGATGTTGAAATCATTGGCGTACTTAAAACCTACATAGCAAAAACACTTGTGGGCATGGGTGCCCTTAAAGGTGCTAATTGCCGCATAAAAAGCATAGTTAAGGCTGATAACCTTAACACTGTTACATTTATCTGGACGGATACAGACGGCACAAGCAAAGAGAGTACCATGCTTGTGTATGACGGGGCAAAAGGCGATACGGGTGCAACAGGCCCTGCGGGGGCAACAGGTGCCACGGGCGCAGATGGCTATAGCCCTACTATCACAGTAAAAACAAGCACTGCAGATACCTACATTCTTACTATCACTGATGCCAATGGCAGTTATGATACGCCTAACCTTAAAGGCGGTGGCAGTTCTGGTTCAAGCACACTGGCAGAGCTTACCGATGTCGATTTAAACGACCTTGCCGCAGGCAACGTGCTTATTTATGATGCCGAGAACTCTAAATGGGTTAACACAGCTCTTAAGGTAAGCAACCTTGCAGATGTGGCGTTTACCGACCTTGCAGATGAAAACATGATTTACTATGATGCCACGGCTCGGAAATGGAAAAACGTTGAAGCGGGGGCTGTATCAGATGCCTCATATAATGCGATAAGCGCATTATTGCAGAGCTAAGAAGGGAGAGTAAAAGATGAAAAGTATAGTACAGGTAGTACAAAACCTTATACAGCCTTACATTGATAACCACGATAAGGCTAATGCAAACCTTATTGCACCTGTAGAGGTTAGCCCTGCAGAGGCGGCGCACAGCGCAGGTACACAGCTTATTTACAATGGTAAGCTTTATGATGTTACTGCACCCATCGCCATAGGTGATGCACTTGCTACAACAGGCGCAGGGGTTAATATCAGCTTATCAAATGATATAAGCACACTGCTTAAGAATATCAAGGCTGATTATGTGGGCCTTTATGGTGAGGTTGAGATTGACAGTGCAACCGACCTTAACACCATGCAGACCATTGGCAACTACTACAAGGCGGCCACAGACTTTGCTGTAACAAATGCGCCTACAGGCGTTGCAGGAGATATACAGGCAAGGTTTAGGCTTACCGTAGAAAAGGTACTGGATTCTGCAGATAGCATTATTTTGCAGATACTTACAGCCATTACAGGCGAAAGTTATTACCGTATCTATGGCGGCGTATCATGGGGTGATTGGGAAGAGATCACAACAGCCAGTGCTATGGCAGATGCTATTGCCGCACAGGCGCAGGCTATCTTTGGCGTTATGGGCCAGATGGGGGCTAAGAATTTACTGCCAATATCATTGGATTATTTAAAATCCATCAATACTGATGGTACATGGAATGATAACGCCTACACTATAGATGGTGTTACTTATACCGTCAATACGGATTCACAAGGGCATATTACAAACATTACAACAAGCGGAACAGCAAGCACTAATTCTGCTATGAACATTTGGGGTACTGCCTCATCCTATGGTGAAAATAATTTTAACGGGATGATCCTAAACGGATGCCCTAGCGGCGGTGGCACAGCAAGCACCGATTATAGGATTGTGGCATTTGTTGGCAATAGCCAAGATGGTACTGGCCACAGCACTGTTAATGATACTGGTGATGGCGTTGCGCTTACAAGTGCTAGTTATTTGAGGATTTATTTGCGTATTCCAAATGGCTATTCTAGTTCGCTTGTATTCAAGCCTATGATAAGGCTTGCGGCTGATACTGATAGCACATATCAACCATATGCTAAGACTAACCAACAGCTTACCACAGAGATAAACGAGCTTGAAAAGGCGGCTGATGGGCTTATTTATGGATTCCAGATTAACGGTAGTGAATCTGATCCTGCGGCGGCCGTAACATATCTTGAGGATGCCGTTGGCATGACACCTGCGCATATGGATTTTAGCACAGGCAAGTTTGATTACGGATCATGGGAAAATGCTTTCTTTATGCCACGCCCTTGTATGCTTAAGAGCGATGGCACAGTAGATTACTACCTTAACCCAGATAACTACGCCTTAAAAGAGGATGGCACTGCATCTGATATTGCCAACACAGCTTATACAGGTAATGCCATGATGGAGTGGGGCAGAAACGGGCACAAGATTTGGCTTAAAATCCTGCCTAATGGTGATGGTTCAAACGCAAAGGTTTACATATCAAATCACAGGGCTGATAGCAAGTTCTTTGATTATCCGTTCCATAACTGCAAGGGCGAGAGCGCTGAGCACTTCTATACACCTATTTACAATGGCTCAGTTATCAGTAGTACAATGCGCTCACTATCTGGCCAGACGGTATCCAAGACACTTGCAGGCACAGCTGAAATAACAGCCGCAAAAGCCAATAATCCAAGCACAGATGAGCTTTGGAATATTGAGTGCTTTGCTGATAGATTACTTATCAATATGCTCTTAATCCTAATGGGCAAGAGCCTTAATACGCAGGCTGTATTTGGCCAAGGCCTTAATAGCGGCGGTAGTGAGGCTATAAATGATGGCTTTACTACAGGCATACATAACACCAAGGGCCTTTTCTATGGCACAAATGATGGTACTGCAAGCACATATACCAATGCCGTAAAAATCTTTGGTATGGAAAACTATTACGGATTCCAGTGGCGGCGTACCAACGGCCTCATCCTTAATAATGGCGCTACTAAGTATAAGCTTACTTATGGCACTGAGGATGGCAGTAGCGCAACAGGATACAACACCGATGGCACAAATTACAAGGATGCAGGTGTAACACCAAGCGGCACATCTGGTAACTATATCAGCAAGGCTAAGTTTACCGAGGATGGTATGTTTAGTGATACCATGAGCGGAAGCGCATCAACATACTACTGTGATGCTACTTGGTTTAATAACGCCGCAGTAACTTTTGCGCTCTTCGGCGGCTATTCGGCCGTTGGCGCTAGGGTTGGCGCGTTCTTTCTGTTTCTGAGCAATGCCGTTTCGGGTGCGGACTGGGCCTTTGGCGCGGCGCTTTCTTGCAAGCCACTTGCTTGAGAGGGTGGATTATGAGCGAAGCGAATAAGAGGGAGAACCTTCTCCCTCTTTTAGACAAACAACAGGAAATAATTGAAAGCCTTACACAGCTTTGTAAGGTGCTTTTAAATCTGCTATCACAGCACGTAAGTGTGGCAGATTATGAGCATATGCTTACAAAGATAACGCAGGGCGATGATGTAACTATTGATTGAGTTTACAGGGTTTAAGTGTACGACGTTTTCACGCTTTTGCGCTATTCGGCGGCAATTCGAACAATGACGCTAAAGTTGGCGCGTTCTATCTGAATCTGAACAATGCCGTTTCGAATGCGAACTGGAACAATGGCGCGGCGCATTCTTATCTGTACCATGGGAAGATAACTAAATGTACGCTTTAATCCTTACCACTTGGTAAAAATCAACTCGTTAGCAAGCAACTGCAAGTAGCTTATCGAAAGCGGTTGAGAGGATAAGAAAATTGAAATCCTATAACCATTTATGGGAACAGTTTTGCAGTAAAGACAATATAAAACTTGCTGTGCATAACGCTTCACTTGGCAAGCGTGAGCGCAAATCAGTAAAGAGGCGGCTTGATAATCCAGATTATGAGGCCGTTATTACAGAGTATGCCACAAACTTTAAAAACAAGCCTCATAAGCCTAAAGAGATATACGATGGCATACAGCGTAAGAAAAGAACAATCATAGTACCGAGCTTTGATGAGCAGGTAGTGCACCACATGGCCGTAAATGTGCTTAAGCCGATATTTTTACGTGGTATGTATGAGCATTCTTATGGATCCATACCAAAACGCGGTTCGCATAAGGGTAAAAAGGCGGTTGAAAGATGGATACGCAAAGGCGGTAAGAATTGCAAATACTGCCTTAAGATGGATATACGCAAGTATTTTGATAGCATACCGCACGACATACTCATTAAGAACCTGCGCAGGATAATCCATGATGATAGGTTTATGGCCCTACTTGAAGAAATCATATCCGCAACTGATAGAGGCATCCCACTTGGCTTTTATACATCGCAGTGGATTGCTAACTGGTACCTGCAGGGGCTAGATCATTATATCAAAGAGGATTTAAAAGCAGTTTATTATATCCGTTACATGGATGATATGGTGATATTTGGCCCAAACAAAAGAGATTTGCACAAGATGCGCGAGCATATCGCTGAGTATCTTAAAACTCTTGGATTAGAGCTTAACCCTAAATGGCAGGTGTTTAGATTTGATTATAACGGCCGCTACAGGATGCTTGATTTTATGGGTTTTAGATTTTACCGCAACCGCACCACCCTGCGGCGCAATATCATGCATAAGGCTACAAGAAAGGCCAAGCGGATATATAAAGCCAAGCGTGTTACGGTATACAGTGCAAGGCAGATGCTAAGCTATCTTGGGTGGATAAAGCACACAGCTACTTACAAGATGTATCTTAAATGGGTACTGCCTTACGTGAGCTTTCAAAAGCTTAAGCGCAAGATCAGAGGTTATGACAAGAATTTAAACAGGAGGAAGAGTGATGGAATTTTACAAAACAGAATCATTAACGAGGCCGCTTGAAGTCGATACAGAAAGTTCTACGCATTACAACTACGTAAGGCGCGATATCACAGAGGAAGAGCGTACTGAAGATGGCCAGAGCGTAACCGTGTACGTTTACGAGGAATGCAAAATACCAAAAGAATCTTGGGAACTGTACCTTGCAACTGTTCAGAACACGGCCGATATTGAGTACATCGCCGCTATGACCGATGTTGATTTGGAGGGTTAAGGCATGAGTAAACACTTTAAAAAGGTTCAGACATATTACAATAACTACCTTAACGGCTATAAGCCTGCATGGGACAAGCAGAGGGTTTATAACGTGGTAGGCAAATGGATTACAGCGGAAGAGTACGAGCTTATCACAGGCGAGCCATACGAGGCTTAATCGTGGTATAATTAACTTGTGAAGAGCTCCTAAATAGTTTGCTGTTGCATACCTAGATCCAAGCAAAAGGCTTTGCCAGATGGCAGGGCCTTTTGTATTGTAATAATTTTCTTATGAGTACATGGGCGCATGTACGCCTATACGGGGTAGTGTATGGATTTTATCAAAGATATATTAACGATTATCTTATCTATCATAAGCCTGTGTGCATCCTGCTATGCGTGCTATAAGTTCTTATCAAAGCCGCATGATTCGCTTGAGGGCCGTGTGAGAAATCTGGAAAAAGATGTTGGCGATATCAAGCAATCCCTTAAAGAGGGCAACGATAAATTTAGGGCACAGGATAAGCTAAACGCAACCTTTAAGGCAGTGAACCTTGCATTTATTGATTTTGAGATAGCTTATTGTCAAGCAACAGGCTATAAGGATACTGCGGATCTTAAAAAAGCCAAGCGCATAATGCAAAAGTGCCTTGCGGGGTATGATGATTATGAGGATGATGAGGAATAAAAAGCCAAAAAAGAGGCTTAACGGCCTTGATAAGTATGTTATTTACTGCATCGTGTTCTTTACTCTGTATGTTGTGGCAGAGTTATCTGTATCGGCCGTAACAGGCAGTGTAAATGATACCCTTACAAATGCAGTTAAGTGGTTTTGCGGCGGCGAGGTGTTCTTGTGTGCCATGATTAAGCGGCATAAGCTGATAGATGCCAAAAAGGCCGCAGATGAGTTAAAAGAAAGCGAGGGCTTATATTATGACGATTGAACTATTTATTTTCATGCTTACCATTGGGGCGCTTATGGCATCCCTGTTAACACAGGCCGTTAAAAAGGCTTTTCCAAGTGTATCCAGTAACATACTGGCACTTGTAGATGCCTTTGTGATAGGCATTATAGGCATGGCAATTGCCTATGTGCTTATGGGTATACCGTTTACCCTGCCTAATATCATGTGTATTGTTTTGATGGGTGTATGCATCTGGGTAGGTTCCATGATCGGATATGATAAGGTGGTACAGACAATCGAGCAGATAAAAAAGGGGTGGTAGCATGGCAGAACTGCAGGGCGTTGATGTGAGCCATTATCAAAAGCAAATTGATTGGGCAAAGGTGGCAAAAGCAGGCAAAAAGTTTGCTATACTCAAATGCCAGTACGAGGCCCAGAGCCATCGTATAGATGAAACTTTTGAGTATAACTACGAGCAGGCGGGTAAATACGGCCTTGCGAGGGGCGTATATATCTTTATAGCATCTGCATCCATGGCAGATATGGAAGGGGATGCCAAGAGCCTCTTAAACCATCTTAAGGGCCGTAAGCTTGAATATGGCATATGGATTGATTTAGAGGCTGATATTGTACGCAAAAGAGGTAAGGCATACATAAGGGGCCTTGTAGATACATATGCGCGTATATTCCGCGCCGCAGGATACTACACGGGTATCTATTGTAATCGTGATTGGTACCTTAATGTTATCCATGATGATCTTAAGGCAAGCTATGATTTTTGGATCGCCAGATATCCAAGAAATGATACAGGCGTATATAACCCTTATAGTAGCCTTAAGCCATCCTACAAGATAGCCGTGGCGTGGCAGTATTCAAGTAAGGGCCGTGTTGACGGGATTCCTACGGCCGTGGACCTTGATGTGGATTATGATGGCATTATCAATCTGGCAAGCCCAGAGCGTAAGACAAATGCCCAGATAGCCGCAGAGGTTTTAGAGGACAAATGGGGCACAAAAAATACAAGGCCTACGCGCAAGCAACTGCTTACGGCCGCAGGCTATGATTACGAGGCTATACAGTACCTTGTAAACAAGATTAAAAAATAACGGGTTTTCATGGTCATTTTCTCCCAGTAAAGGCGGCTTTATCCTGCATGAATAGGCCGCCTTTATTTATTTGCCCAAAACCGCGCAAGTCTTACGCAACTTATGCGCAAGTGCTACGTATTGACTTTTGTAATTTTTTAAAAAAGTTGTTGACATATTATAAGTGTACACTTATAATATTAAGTGTAAGGCAAACAGATACAAAACAAGTGAGGTGCAGGAAATGAGAGTTTACGGATTAGATAAGATTGCAAGAGAAATTGAGGCGAGCAATAAGATGGCAGAGATACACAAAAAGGCTATCGCGCGCAGGGTTAAAGAGCTTACAGCGCAGGGCGTTGATAAAGAGATAGCAAAAGTTATGGCAGAGCAGGGGCTTTAATAAGCCTCAGAAAGGATAAAGTAATGATAAAATTTGAAGTAGGTAAGGAATACACACACGGTTGGATAGGTGATAGCGAGCTTGAAACCACTTGGAAGGTTATAAAGCGCACAGCTAAAACAGTAACAATACAACACTGCAAGGAAGTTAAAACCTGCAGAGTAATCCAGAAATTATCTGAGTGGGAAGGGGCTGAGTGCTTGCACCCATACGGCCAATATTCAATGGCTCCAACACTTAGAGCAAACAGATAAATTGCAGGGCTTTAAGCCCTGCCTAAGGAAGGATAAGACAATGACAAAGACAGAGAAAAAACAACACGCGCAGGATTTAATCATGGATCAGATAGCTATTATAGGCTATGGCGAAAAATACGAGGCTTACAAGGCAATTGTTGGCGATGAGGCAGATGAGATATTAAAGAGCCAGATGGATAGGATAGCTAAAATATTTGGCTTTAAAGAATCATGGTTTGCTTAAGAGGGGTGAATATATAACAGTTGAACAGATTACGGACCAGATACCTAGTTGGGGCAAGTATGTTATAGAATCTTATTGGTATAGCGGGGTGACATATCACAAAAGCAATGTACTGGATGAGCGAGTAAAAATGATTATTGCAGAGAACAATATTATTAAGATTTACATTGATTAAGGGGGTGAGGATATGCAACACAGGTACACGGTATTATTTACAGATGGCACTATCGATTACATCTTAGCAACGGATAAGTGCGAGGCTTATAAGCTTGCAATTGATAAGTTTATCAAAACTGTTGCGGATATTTGGCTTGATTGAGAGGTGGCAAAAATGGCAAAGACAAGGTACACTTATAAATACAACGGCATCGTATGCAGGAACAGCAATAAGCTATATAAGTATGGGTTGGTAAACCATGAAGATGTTGTGATAGCTTATAGCGGCACTAAAGAGGGGGCGTTAAAGAATAAAACTTGGCGCATAAATCTTGAAAATAAAAGCCTTGTAAAGTGCTTAGCTGACAAGAGATACAGCCACGCAGAATACCATGCGGAAAATCTTAAGATGCTTAAGATGTGGCATATTGTAGAGCTTGAAGTTATTGAAAATTAAGGCAGGTGATTATATGGCAAAGAGCTATAGAGTAACTTTGAATGATGGCCAGTTAGAATTTTTGCAAAAACTGGCCAAGTATGACGGCATGAGCGTGCAAGCAGAGGTACAAGCCCTGCTTGATCTGCAGATAAATGAAACGCAAGATACTATGAAAGAGTTCTGGGGAAAGGATAACGATGGCGAGTGATGCAGTAAAGAGGGCCGTGGCCAAGTATGATGCGGCCAACACGGTACAGTTTAAGATAAAACTTAACAAGGTAACAGATGCGGCTATTATTGAGCATCTTAAAGGGCTAGATAATAAGCAGGGATATATAAAAGCATTAATCCTGCAGGATATGGCAAAGGCGAAGGGCGATGCGTAATGCACCGCCCTTTTTGCGTGTTTCTTGTGAGAAGGAATTGATTTTTGATTCTGGGGGAATACAAAAACCTGTTAAAGATATTATACAAAATATCGTGCACGGCAACAACCTTTTTAAGCCTATTGTTTTTAGGGTTTAAACCCTTACTACAATACACTGAAAAATAAAATGAATTACACTTTTGTGGCCTTAAAAGTATAATTCATTTCAAATATACGTAAGTATATACCTAAGTATACAAAAGTAATTACTATTTGCATTACTTGCCTTGCAATTTCATGGCAAAACCACGGCAAAATCATGGCAATTACTTTTAACACACTTTATGGTATAATATTTGGCTTTACTCAAAGCGCCAGTATATTTCAACGGCATCGCCATTTAGCACAATCTTTTTTATAAGGCTTTGCAGGATTACACGCTGTTGCGGTATGTTGCCGCCATCTGTAAAGATCCTTTTAGCATCCTCAAAGATTCTCTTGGCATCCTCAAAACTAAGTTCTGGCTGTTGCGGGCTATCGTTCTTAAAGGCTAATAGCTTTTCTGATATGGCATTTATACGCACTTGCAACTCTTCAAGTTCAATACCACCCACGCTATACAAATCTATCAGCCTTGATTTTTGATTTTCTAATGCCTTTATAGCCTTTTTATGATTAACTTCCTTACGGGGCTTAATTAGGGCTTTAATTGCGTTTTCGTCATATGCCAGTTTTAATACTTCATCCGTGATAAGCTTATCCAGAATCTTGGTATTATAATTTGGCGTACTGCACTTGCCCTTTTTACGGGTTCTTGGGTCGGCTGTGTTCTTATGGCATCCGTAATAGCTATATTTATGAGTACCAACGCAGGATACACGGCCGCCGCATTCGCCGCAATATGTAAAGCCTGTAAGCAGATGCTTGGCCACAAAAGGATGCTTAAGTGCATCGTCAAAGTGTTCCGATCTTGCCGCCAGAAGGGCCTGCACTTTATCAAAAGTGGCCTTATCAATGATTGGCTCATGTTCACCCTTATGCGGCACGCCATCGGCCTTACTGGGCAACATACCAATGTATAAAGGATTGCGCAGGGTGGTGCTAACTGCAGATGCTTGTGCCCAAGAGCTATAGCGGTTAGTGTAATTTTCATGCATATAATGCCTTATCCTGTTTATCGTCCACCCCTCAAGATATAGCTCAAATATCTTACGGATCTGCACGGCCTCATCCTCACGTATCATCAAATGGCCATCTATGTAATCATATCCCGTAGGCACATTGGAACCTGCGCGCCACAAGCCTTTTTGTGTACGGCCACGGCGGCCAAGGGCCATACGCTCTTTAATATTCTCACGTTCAAGCTGAGCAAATACAGATAAGATACCGAGCATAGCCATACCAAGCGGCGTACTGGTATCAAAATTTTCCTGTATAGATGCGAATTTTACTTCGTGTTCTGCGAACAAATCCACAAGGGCAAGCGTATCTCTTTGGCTACGTGACAATCTATCAAGCTTGTATACAAGCACCAAATCATAGCAATCAAGATGCTCAATAAGATCCTGCAGGGCGGGGCGGTCAGTGTTGGCACCTGTAAAGCCGCCATCCACATAAATCTTTACCAGATTCCATTCTTTAATCTTGCAATAATTTTCAATTATATCCTTTTGCTGTGGGATGCTGTAGCCATCCAATTGCCCCTCTGATGATACACGGGCATAACCTGCTATATTCATTCTTTGCTTTTACCCTTCTTGCTTTTTACCTGTGCTAAAAGAGCCGTGGGCACACGGCTATCAGTAAACCCCATTAAATAATCGAGGCTTACCCCGTAATAGATAGCAAGATACCCTGCATAGCGTACAGATGGTACAACTTTCCCATTTTCCCAACGTGATAAATGAGATTTTGTTATTTCCACGTTGTATTTTTGTTTCATGTCGTAAACAACCATATCAAGCGAAAGCTCTTTTTCTTTGCGTAAATCCTTAATTCTCTGTGAAAACACATCCATAACAGTTTACCCCCTTGCAATAACAGATTATACCATGTCAAGCAACAAAATTATAAAGTTTTGGTTGAATATATTAAATGTTTGTTATATGCTTATTAATGAATTGAAAATATACAACGAAAGAGAGGAAAATTTTGTAATGCCCGAATTAGTTTTTAAAGGGTGGATGGCAACAAATAAAGTAACACAGCGCGAGCTTGCAAAGCTTCTGGGGGTTAGTTACCAGACCATCAATAAAAAGGTTAATGGCAAAGAGGATTTTACAATGCCACAGGCCCGCGCCATCATTAAACACTATGGCTGTAGTGCAGATGTATTTTTGCCAAGCGTATAAGAATCACAATTATTACGGTGAATAATTTCAATGAGGGGGATGTACAAAGTGAAAAAACCAAAAGTAGTGCATATACTGGCAAATGGCAAGCGTGTTAAAAGTATCGAGGGCCATATAGTACCTGCAGATAATCCAGTATATGAGGTAATGTTTAGAGTATCAAAGGGAGTTAAGGCATGAATAAAGTGGGAACAATGGGGGTAATCTTATTTATTCTGGGCATCTGCATAGCAGATTCTAAAAGCATAATCCCATCTATCATTTTATTTTGTATCGGCTTTATGGCGATCATAGGCAGCAGGTCATGCGGAAAGCGATTTTAACGGCTTTTGCGGCCATCTTGTTATGGGCGCAGGTATTAACCGCATACGCAAGCTATGATCCTGTAAAGGCATCGCCAGAGATTGAGGCGGCCGCTTTTAAGTATGGTGAGGAATATGATATTAGCCCGTACTTATTACTGGCAATAATGCGTTATGAAAGCACATATACCCTTACAGCTAATAACGGCGATTGTAAGGGGCTTATGCAGATTAACGAGCCAAACCACCTTGATAGGATGGATAGACTTGGCATTACTGATCTATACGACCTTGATGGCAACGTGCACGTTGGTGCTGATTATCTGGCTGAGCTTTACGGCACTTATAAAGATTGGGGCATAGTGCTTGGCCTGTACCACGGCGAGAGCAAGGCAATTATTAAGGGCCGCAAAGGCATTTACTCACGTTACACAATAAAGATTCTGGATAAAGCCGCAGAGCTTGAAGAGGATTCTGCAGATGAAAGATAACGAGGAAGTATGCAAGAACTGCGCTTATGCCGCAGTAAGAACCGATACAAAGCGTTTTGGATGGTGTAAGTATCTATGTACAAGGCCTGCAGATGATCCTGCAAGGCATATTGCCTACAAGTATGAGAATGACACCTGCGAACACTTTTTGCCTACTCAAAAATAACTAAAAGAGTCCAATAATATGTACACTAGAAAGGATGTATATGGTAAGCAGTAATAATGGCCAGATTAAACTGGCAGGCAGTGGCGAACAGATCCTAAGTGATACATTGGCCCTTGTATACTCAGTAAGGGAAACATTTAAAGAGCATGAGATTTTATATTAAATCTGGAATTTAACATCTTAAAAATCCTTGAGGGCGATTTTGATGATAACATCAAGTTTTTTGGCAAGTTCAAAAGCGCAGAGGATGCCAAAGAGTTTTTGAAGAGTGTAAAAGGCAAAACATCAAAGGATACAGGTGGCAGTACCGCCAAGAGTATCATGCGCGATATCCTTGACAATAAATAAGCTCCTAACGGTGGGGAATATATCACAGCGTAACTATAGATGGTGTTGTGTGAGCGGTGGCACATGGCCGCCGCAGGAAGGGGGTTCATAACGCACAATGTATCAATGACCTTGCCTTTTGAGCCTGTGCCCAAAGGCAGGCCACGCTTTAAGGTAATATGCAATCATGTGCAGGCTTTTACACCGCCCAAAACTAAAGCTTTTGAAAATTCTGTAGGTTACTACTACAAGGGGGCACCAAATAGCTATATGTTTGAGCAGGGCGTGCCTATTACGGTATCTATT